CCTATGCTTGCTAACGAGCAGGAGAAGACTGCTAAGAATAGTTTGCCTAACAACAACCCAGAGAAGTGGTTGACGGCAGCGTCTTTGTTTCTATCAGGGGCTAGTGTGCATGAGGTCAAGAAGACGATGACCTTGAACCATCACATAGCCAAACGCATCAATGGCATAGTCAAAGCGTCTGACGACGCTAGGGTGTTTAGGCAGGAGAGGGCGATACAGTTGGCTTCTACCATAGATGAGATTAATAGCATAGGGGAGAAGATAGCGGCTAGTTACTTAGATGGTTCTCCAGAGGCAGAGGAGAAGATAAAGAAGGCAGAGACTAAAGACCTAGCCAATCTAGCGGTAGCACAGGAGAAGCTGCACAGAACCTTTGATAATGTCACCGGAAACAATGTTCAGAAGATAGAGGTTAGACATATAACAACCCCAGAGGAGGCCATGAGCCTCATAGATTCGCTGCCAGAGGCAGAGGTAATAGATATAGAGGAAGATGGCTAGGTCACTAATAGATGAAAGCTACGATCCCATCTACAATCAGATTCGTGGGATACTAGGAGAGCATTTCGAGAACTACTGCTTCATAGTAATGGATGAGCAGGGTGAACTATTTTACGACTACAATCACTTGCCAGCAGGTAGAATGCTTTTGCGTGAGATGCAACTAGAAATTAGTGACGACAACATAGAGATTGAGTGGGAGTTTGGGAGCGACTCAGATGAATTAGATGATGATGCAATGGACTAGACACCCCACAATACCTACTCCAGATAAAGGAAGGCTCAAGGCTCTCTTAGACTACAAGGGAGCACAGGCTGTGTATGATGTATGGAAGGCGCGTGAGGATGCTATTAAGCTAACTATAGAAGACCCTCTGCGTCACGGGGTGAACTTAGTTAGTTGGGATAGGATTAGATGGGCATTGTCTGAGTATAACGAGGTCTTAGTTCTTGGTGGTAACCGTGGTGCTAAGACTACGGGTATGGCTAAGATATTTATGGAGTCCATTACCAAGCACACAGATGGACACGTAGTATTGTTCTCACAGAACGCTGATACGTCCGTAAAGGTTCAGCAGGCTGCTATGTGGGAGTTTATGCCCAAGGAGTTTAAACGTAAGACTAAGGGCATTGAGGGCTACATTAACTACTCTATGCAGAATGGTTTTACTGGTCAGTCTTTTATTTTCCCAGATACTAGAACCCGTGTAGACTTTAAGACTTATACACAGTTTAGTAATAACCATACCATCTTAGAGGGTTTTGAGTTTGGGTTTCCCAATCTAGGCAACCACCCAGAAAACGTAGGTATTGGCAATGATGAGTATCTAGGTGACTCTACGCTTATCAACACACAGCGTTTCCGTCTGGCTACCAGAGACTCTAGGCTAGTCACAGGGTTTACCCCTATTGATGGCTACACAGAACTCATTGCTGACTACCTAAGGGATGCAGAGATTATCGAGACTAAACACGCAGAGCTAATAGATGAGCCTGTTCCTGTAAAGCAGTATAGCGTAAACAGGGATGCCGGCATTGTGTATCTGCACACAGATGAGAACCCCTTTGGTGGTTATGATCGTATAGCCAAAGACCTGAAGGGCAGACCTAGGGAAGAGATACTAACTCGCGCATACGGGGTTCCTGTTAAGTCTATGACTACCCTGTTCCCATATTTTAGCACCAAGGTTCATGTGACAGACGAACTGCCTAAGATAACTAAGGAAACTCACACGGTATACCAGGTAGTTGACCCTGCGGGTGCTAGAAACTATGTAGCTATATGGGCTGCGGTAGACAAGCAGGGGTTTATCACTGTCCTGCGCGAGTGGCCTGACAGAGACAGTTATGGCGAGTGGGCGTTGTCTGGTGATCCTAAGTGGAAGTTTGGTCCAGCAGCTAAGAAGATAGGGCATGATGTCCAGGCATACATAGATGAGTTTAGGGATATAGAGAGTGACTTAGGCGTAGAGGTGTTTGAGCGTATAGGTGACTCACGTTTCTTTGCTAGAGAGAACGAGGACAACACAGATCTGTTTGAGAGCTTTTCTTCTAAGGAAATGTTCTTTATACCCTCAAGCGGAGCAGACATCGAGACGGGGCTGTCTGGGTTAGACGAGTGGATGCGCTACAATCCCAACGCAGAGGTAGATGATGCTAACAAGCCAATGCTTAAGATACACTCATCCTGTGGCAATTTGATACAAAGTTTAATTAACTGGGGACATAAAGGAAAAGTAGATGAACCGCTGAAGGACTGGATTGACCTTCTACGTTATCTACGCATGGCTAACGATGGCTATGGTCCAGACTATGTTGCTGACACTTCTATGAATACAACAAGAAAATCCGGAGGAGGATACTAATGGCAAAGAAAAGATTATTTCAAATAGCAAAGGAATGTGGTGTTCCTTTTGAAGAAGCACTAGAGCTAGCGTTTCAGAATTTAGAGGAGGACATGATTACAGGCTCAAAGCATTTAACCTGGATCAACGAGAAGGGGCAGGAGATATTAGATGATGTCATACCTATGCCCAATGTGTCGGCTGACAAAGAAAGCGAGAAGGAGCCAAACAGATTAATATACAGGGGCAAAGTTTTGAGAGAGTGTCCAAACCCCATGTATGTTGCCGTTCATCACCGAGAACGCTTCTGTAAAGTTAACGTAAAGATTACCCGCAGGATGCAAGGACAGCTAGTCGGTAAGATGATTTATTTTGAAGAAACCAAAGAAGGAGACGTAACTAAATATCATTGGATAAAAAAGATTTGATATATATGATAAACTAGTAAATACCAATGTTAAGCGATAAAATTTCTGAGGAACTAACTTACGTCGGCAAAGAACCAGGTGTTCAGGCTCTGCGTCAAGCATACAATCAAACCCTGACGGAGCTAGACTCTTACTTCGATCTATGTCGTAGTAGCTACGACGACAGACGTAACTGGTGGCCGGGCAAGAGTCGTGACCTGCGTAAGCATGGTGCAGATGCTTTCCCGTGGGAAGGTGCAGCAGACATGGAGTCCCATGTCATTGATGAGCGTGTTACCAAGTTGGTATCATTGTTTCTTTCTTCAATGAAACGAGCCAACGTACGGGCTTACCCTGTGGAGGTAGGAGACATTGCTCGTTCTAAGGTAGTATCTAACTTCCTTAAGTGGATGGTATCTAGTGGTTACATTCCTCGCTTTACTCAAGAGATGGAGCTAGGAGCCAACTATATGTTAGAGCGTGGCTTGTTGATTACCTATGTGGGATGGCACAGGGAAGACAGACGCTTTCTTCAGAAGCTAGACATTGATCAGATTGCTCAAATGTCTCCAGAGCTTGCTACTATTATCCTAGAAGGTAATGACGACGATCAAGTCGTTCAACTGATAAAAACAACTTTTGACGGTGTAACTGACCGCAAAGCCAAAAGAGCACTCAAAGAAATACGAAAAACTGGAGTTACGGAGCTTCCGGTAGTGCGTCGTCAAATTGATGTTCCAGATGTAAAGACGCTAGCACCTGATGGAGACTTCATGTTTCCAGCTTATGTTACCGATCCTCAACGCTCACCATATTGTTTCTGGCGCACATACTACACTGCCCAAGAATTAGAAAACAAAGTTGTTACCGACGGATGGGACGAAGACTTTGTAGACTACATGATCGAGCATTACCGTGGGGTAAACATTGATTCTATTGAGCGTGAGCAAGAAGGTCGTCGTTCTATTAGTCTTACAGACTCTGCATACGAAGCAGATGAACTTATAGAGATTGTTCATTGCTACCAACGTCTAATTGACCCAGAAGATAGTTGTGAAGGTATCTACGAAACTGTCATGCACAAAGACTTTGATGGTAACGAAGGACTAGGAGTCCCAGGTTACGCTAAGTTTGCGCTTATGAATGGATACGAAGACTATCCAGTTGTAGTTACAAAGCTATCAGAGGACAGCAAACGTCTCTACGATACACAGACTATCCCTGATGTATTGCGTGGCATTCAACAGCAAGTAAAGGTAGAGCGAGACTCTCGCATTGACCGC